CCACCGCCATGCCCCCGATGAATCCCTCGATGATGGGCATGGCGGTGGTGGCCAGTGCGGACAGGCTCTGAATGATCCCGCCGATGGCACCGCGCAGGTCCAGCTTGTCCGTGATGACCTCACCCATGCGGGTAAGGTTCAGGGTGATGGTGTCTTTCAGGGTGCTGAACAGGCCGGATACTGTCTGGCTCTGCGCGGCCATTAGCCCCGCGAACTTCCCGCCCTCACCTGTGAGGCTGGCCAGTGCCTTCTGCAAGTGGCTGAAGTTCACCTGCCCGGATTCGACAAGCTCCCGGACCTCGGCCTCGGTGACGTTGAACTGCTTGGCGAACTCCTGAATCACCGGAATGCCCCGGCCCGTCAGTTGTTTGATGTCCTGGGCGAACAGCCGGCCCTGCACACGGGTCTTGCCGTAAATCTCTGACAGTTCCCCCAGCGGGATGCCCAGCCCGGCGGAAATGTCGCCCAGCGTGCGCATGGTGGGGATGATCTGCTCCTGGGCGACACCGAACGCCAGCAATCCCTTCGATGCTTCGATTAGTTCCGTGGTCTGGAACGGGGTGGTGGCGGCGAATTGATTGATCTCGCCCATAAGCTCGCGGGCCTTCTCCGCGCTGCCCAGCATTGTGGTGAAGCTGACGCGGGCTTGCTCGGCGTCCGCTGCCAGTTTGATGGCGAACACGCCCAGTCCGGCGATGCCCGTAACCAGTGCGCCCCCGGCGATGGCGAGAATCCTGGCGGCACCGGTGGCGATGCTGCGGAATGCTCCCGTGAGTGATGACGCCACACGGGCACCGTAGGTGGCCAGTCCGCTCAACAGGTGGCGGGCCTTGGTGACGGCCACGGCGATGCCCACGTGCGTGGCGCGCAGTGCGACCACCAGCCCCTTCGCTGCCAGTGTGCTGATGGGGCGGATCGTCGCCAGCGCCGCCTGCACCGGCAGCTTCGTGGCGTTGACTGCCGCCAGCGTGATGCGCACCGCGCGGTATCTTTTCAGCCCGTCCAGCTTGGATCGAACGGCGGTGACCTGTTCATCCAGGGCACGGCGGGCCAGTTCCATGCGCACAGTGATGGGCTTCGTGAGTTGTCGGCGCTGCCGATCCAGCCACGTCCGAACGTCCTGGGTTTTGTCGGCGACAACGGCAGCGGCCACGCTGATGCGGCTGGCATCTGCAAGGCGCTGAAGCGTGGGCCGAACCTTCAACCATGCCTCGGCAAGGTGTTCGCGCCCGATCTCCAGCGCCACCTGCACGTCGGTGTTGTTGGCGAACTTCCGCAGTTCGGATCGTGCCACGGCCAGGGTGGTTTGGAATGATCGAAGAGTATCAGCGCCGGCCAGCTTCAACTCGCCCACGCTGTTGGCCATGCCCTCGTATGCGGCGGCGGCGTTGGTGGCGCGGTCGAATGCTGCACGCACCGTGGCCAGCTTCCCGCCGGCACCGCTCATGCTGGCGTCGAACTGGTTTGTTGACGCTGTGAGGCGAACATTCAGGTTGGCGATTGTGCTGCCTGCCATATGCTCACGTCTTTCGGTGCTTCACCTTACCGCCCAGCATGGCGGTGATTTTCATCGCCTGATTCTTTAGCTGCTCGTCGGTCATCGGCTCCCGCTCCGGCGGCGGGCCGTATCGGGGTAGGAAATCCGATGGCTTCAGCTTGGCCCCGTGCGCCTGGGCAATCGTGCTGCAAACCAGCGCGGCCCGTAGGTCTGCCCGGTCCTGGGTGATGGGGTCCGTCTCGTTGAACTCCCTCCACCGCTGAAACTCCACCGCGCTCATCCCGTCCAGAAGCTCTTCCACCGTCCTGCCCAGTCTTAGGGCAAGGGTGTAGCAGAAGTGTCCGAACGGGGTTGCGGGTTTGGGCCGTCGTCAGCCCTCTTGGACAAGTTGAGGCGCTGGGCAGCATCTGTCAGCCGTTCCACGAGGGTGATGTCCAGGTCGGCGACAAGCCCCTGGGCATCCTCTGCGGTGAACACCTGATTGCCCTGGTCGTCCACCACGGTCGCGGCAATCCAGTGGGCATATGCAAGATCAGCCTCGGCCTTGGCCGTCGCCGTCAACGCCATGAACTCCCTCGCCGACAGTCGTCGGACAATCAGGGTAGCCCCGTCCCCCAGTTCGGGGGCGGGGACTACCTCTGTGGCAACGGTTTTGCGCTGTACGATTTGATCCCTGGTCAATGCCATTGCTGGTCACTCCGGTTAGGCGGCTGCGGCCTCGAACTCCGGCTCGCCCGAAATCTTCGCCGTCAGCGGAACCGTGATGATGCCCTCGCGGTCGGTCTCGGTTCCGAACTTCTTCAGGTAGCCGTTGAACGTCCAGGTGCTGCCGTCCTTGAACTTCACCTCGAATGATTTGTCCTGCCGGAACAAGCCCCAGACGGTGCCGGCGTTCTCCTTCTTGAACTGGATCACGAAATCCACTTCACCAGCATCAGCCCAGCCGGCGGTAAACTCCTTGAACTGGTTGGGGCTTTCCATGTGACTGGTCTCGATGTCGTCGGCCTCAACCTCGATGCCGTCGATCTCCGTCACCCGTGCGAAATAGGTGAATGGTCCGGTGCCGATAGCGCCGTCCAAGCCCTGCTCCGCATACCCGATCTTCACGCCATGTCCCTTAGTAACCATCTCGATCTCCCTTCCGGTTAGTTGGTTTCCTCAATCATGAATCGGCATGACAGCGCCACGCCGTAGGTTGCTTCACCCTGTCCCTCGAATGTCTCGCGCTCAATGTCCTGGGCGTCCTCAATCTCCAGGTGAAGAATCTCCACCTGCGGTGTCACGCCGAATCCCTCATACATGTCCAGCGTCAACCGAACAGCGTCCGCAAGCTCATGGGCCGCGCGGTATGACGGTGCCAAACATGCAACCTGCACCGTGCCTGTCTGGTATCCGGCGCGCCCGTCGTGACAGTGCGGGAACACCTTGGACAGCACGTTCAACACCACACGGGCATTGCGCTCGTCCTGCGGTGCATTTCCCAGAAACACACGCTCCCCCAGCATGGCGTTCAGTGGCCCGGTGGTCGTGAGCAACTTTCTAAGCGATGGCTCGATCACGTCTTTGCCGCTCCCTTGGTTGCTTCACGGATCACACCCTCGGCCACTTTGCCTTTCATCGTGTCCAGCGCCGTGCCCTGGGTCTCGGCCATGGCCGGGCCGAGGAACGGTTGCGGCGGGACAAAGCTGCCGTCACGTGCGATGTGCCCACGCTCAATCAGGCGGGCGTACTTCGCCGGCCAGCGCTTCCTGCCTTTGTGCTCTCCGATGATGCTGGTCTTGGGTCCGACGATGCCCACCACGGTCATGGTCTTGGGATACGTCTTGACCTTCTTTCCCATGCTCTTCCGCAGCAGTCCGCTTTCCTTCGGGGCCTTCGCCCTTGCAGCCTTGGTGATGGGCGTGGCGGCGGCGCTGACGGCCTGCCGCATGACGCGGCGCTGCACCCGCTCGCCAAGCGTGGTCAACGTCTTGGCCAGGACCTTGTCGCCGAACATGTCCATGCCTTTACCCATTGCGCTGCGGGTGCTCCCGTGCCTCAATCACCAGTTCTCTGCGGCGGCTGTCCACGTCCACCACGCTGAGGATGTCCATGGTCCGGAGTCGCCACTTAATGCGGTGCTGGCTGGTGATGCCCTCGCGATAGCGGGTGCGGATGGTGTAGCTGTTCACCGTCACCACGCCGTCCTTGCCGGCCTTCTCGTTGCCGTTGTTCGGCGTGACGCTGGCCCACACTGTGCCGTCGCCGATCCATGCAGTGGGGTCTCCCCAGTCTGCATCGCCCCCGGCGGGCACCAGCTTCTCAAACGTCACCCTCTCCCGTAGCTTCCCCGCGAGCATTAGCGGCCCCCTCGCGTGGTAGCCCGTAGCTTCATCCATCTGCCATCAGCCACACGTACCTGCACGGATCGTGATGCTGCCCATGCCAGTACCGGCGCAGGGATGATGATGCCCACCCTGGCCAGTGCGGTGGCCACGCTGCGGACGATCCGCCAGCCGATGCCGTACCGCATTTCAAGTTTCACCTTGGCCTGCATCATCGTTCACACCACTTCGATGAACCGGTGCATCTCCAGTAGCGCCGTCACCGCGAACGGCAACGGGATTTCATCAAACCGCCGGTCTGTTGCGCCTTCCCTGCACTCGAACCACGCGCCGACAATCAACCGGATCAGGTGCTTGATCGTGTCGGGTTCTTCACCGGCTTCGTGGCCGGCGGTGAACTCGATAATCACGCTGTTGGCGCTGCCGTCCGTTGCTGGCCACTGCTTTCCCGGTGCTAGCACGATCCGGCCCGGCTGCGAGTCGGCATCGAGGGTGAAGTCGTCGCCCTCCCACAGTTCCAGCAGGGCACCTTCGGCGTCCATGTACTTCACAGCCTCCACTGATTTCAGCGGCGGTCTGGGGATGCGGATCTCCCGGCCCGGCGGGAATCCGTCCAGGGTCAACCGATACGTGCCGGTGCCGATCTGCGTCCTGGTCTGCCTCTCCACGTAATCCACTGCTGCCCGCTGCATGGCACCGATGGCGGCGTCGTCCTGCACACCGTCAATCCGCAGGTGGTCCCGCAGGTCGGCGATGTCCAGGATCGTGGGCGTGGTTGTGAGGCGGATCAGGCCCATGGTTTACTTGGCCTCGACCTTGGGTTGGGGCTTGGGCTTCGCGGTCGCCTTGGCCGTGGCGGTTTCAAGCGCCGTCGTCGGCGTTGTGGCCGTCTCGATTTTGGGTTCGTCGGGCAGCGCCTGGGCATGTCCGGCGTTCATCAGTTGCACGGCTTCCTTCTCCGTAACTTCGATGATCTCACCGGGGTTCTGGCACCAGCCCGCGCCCACTCGACAGGTCTTGAGAATTACTTTCACGGTTGATCTCCTGGGGGTGAGTAACAACGGGGGGCTGGCCAGCCGTGGTGAAACAAACCAGCCAGCCCCCTCGCCATTTGGAGTCGAATTAGGCCGCTGCCAGCGCCAGCGTCTTGATGCTGTTGGCGTCCACCACGTTGCCGTCGTGACGGCTGAAAACGCGGAAGCCAACCAGCCCCTGGCCGATGAACAGTTCCTCGGCCCGGCGAACGATGACACCGGTCACGTCGCGCACGAAATACCTGGCGAAGTCACCGGCTGCGATGACCTTGCTGCCCGCGCCGCTCGAAAGCTGGGGCATCGAGTTGTTCACCACGTAGCGGTGGTCCAGGATGGTGCTGGGCGCGCCCGCTGCGCCGGCGGCAAAAATGTAGCGCCCGTCGCCATCCTTCAGCTTGCGAATCGCAGCGAGGGTGGTGTCGTGGAACATCATCCGGAAGCCGGGCGCATTCCGGTAGCCGGCGTCGATCGAGTGGACAAGGTCCAGGATTTCCTCGTAGGCAACCGCGTTGTTCGCGGCTGCGGTCTTGCCCACGCCAGCGGCAGTGAGAATGCCCTTGGGCTGGCCGATCCCGGTGCCGGTCGTGGCATAGCTGTTGAAGCTGCGCCCGATGCGTTCGCCGGCGATGCCCAGGACGTACTGCTCCAAGGGGTACGCGGCATCCTGCAACATTTCGATGCTGACCTTGATCCACTTGGAATCGAACTTGTGCGCCTTCAGCGTCACCGTCCCGATGTCGGGATCAGATTCGCTGTTGTCCTCCACGGCCTCACCCACGATTTGGCCCGTGTTGTTGGTGTCATCCGCCCTGGGCACGTCCAGGTCGTTGCCGTCCGACGTGGGCAGGATGGTGGCCCCGGCCTCGCGGACACCCGCAAACGTCTTAAGCGCCGTGACAAGGCTGCTGTAGACGGTGCGGTCGCCGACAACGCCAGCGCCGGTGACGGTGAGGGCGCGCTGCTCGCCGTTGGCGATGGTGCCGGTGCGGAGGTACTGGTCGAACTGCTGCCGAACCTCCTGGGCCTTTTGATCGGCCTCCTGCTCCGGCGTGTTCGTGGCCTCGCGTCCGATCCGCTGCTCGCGCTTTTCGGCAAGCTCCGCCTCGAGCGCCATGGCCCGCTCGGCACGTTCGATTTCGCCCTTGCGCTTCTCGGCCTCGGCACAAAGGTTGTCAAACGTGGTGTTTTCCTCGGCGGTCAGTGACCGGGCCTCATCGTTGGCCTTGGCCATGATCGCCTTGGCGTCGGCAAGAAACTTGCCCTGTTCTTCTCTCAGTCGCTTGATTTGCTGCCACATGATGGCTGCCTCCGTTTACTGGGTTGAGGTTCTCAAAACTTCCGTCAATCCTCATCCCGGCATGGTTGGCGACAGCCCCACAAGTGCCCGATTCGGATTGTCAAAAGACGTTACTGACGCGGTGGCGACAATTAGCCATTTTCATCTCGAAAGATTTTTCGTCGGCCTGGGCGCGGGCCACGGCGGCGGGGTCGATGCGGACGGCCAGCGTGGTGGCGCTGTACGCGGGAATGCTGGTGGCTGTCACTTCATGCAACCCGATCTCGTTCAACGTGCGCACCATGCGGGTGCCTTCCTTCGTCCAGGTGTCCCCACCCTTTGCCACCTGGAATCCGAAGCTCATGCCACGATGGTTCCCATGCTTAACGCTGGCAATCAGGTCGCGGGCATAGGACGTGTCGGGCAGGTCGATGGATACCCATAGCCCCCGGTCGTTCTCGCCAAGTCGCAAGGTGCTGGCGCTGGTGCGCGCCAGAATCTTCATGGGGTCGTGGTCGATCAGTGCGCGGATGTCTCTGCCGCTGGCCAATGCCTTGGCGAAAGCGCCCGGTTTGATGCGTTCCACGAATGAACCCAGGTCGGCTTCCGCGTTGAACACGGCGGCGTAGCCGGTCAACCGGGTGGGTTTGCCTTCCTCGGCTCGAATCTCAACAGGTTCAAGATTCTCAACCTTGAACAGTTCCACAGTGCGGGTTTCCATGTTCATCCCTTCCTTGTAAGTGAATCGACAACATCAGCGGGGCGAATATCAGTAAGTTCGTCGGCCACGTCCTGCACGTCGGCCCCGGCTTCGACAGCGGCGGCGATGGCCCGGATGGATTGGGCGCAGTGGTCGGTGGCATACTGGTTAGCGTCGGTGTCCAGCCCGGCGGCTTTCAGCACCGGTGTCATCACGCGGGCCACGAGGGGTGCGTGGGTCGTGTAGAAGCTGTCAGCCCATGCCCGCAGTTCATCAGGTTTGCCGGCCAGCTTCTTCCCGGCTCTCACCAGTGCCTTGGCCTCTTTCGTCAGCACACGGCGGGCTGCATCTTCAATCAGTGAACGGGCGGCAGTGTCATCGGCCTTGGGTGCCGGCGCTGCGGGTGCCATGTTCAACGGCGCGCGCAGCACGTCCCCACCCTTCACCGGGGGCATGTTCTCACGGGCGCGAACTTCATTGACCGTGGCGAACCCGCTATTGAGTGCGATGGCGTGGGCTGAAAAGCGGGTTTTCACGTCGGCTCGCAACAGGGCGTCCAGATTGAACTTCAATTCAAGCGTGGGCTTCTCGCTTTCCAGGAACAGCTTGCGCTGGGCCTCGGCCTCGAACTTGCGAACCCACGGCAACAGGCAGTCAGTGACGAACTCCAGGGCCTGGTGTTCAATGTTGGAAAACGTCGCCCGCTCCAGGTCGCCGATCTTGTGCGGCGGCACGCGGTAGATGCGGGCTACTTCGCGAAGCTGGTGGACACGCTGGCCCAGTGCCTGGGATTTCTCCGGGTCAACGGTCGTGGGCTGGTAAGTCATGCCGTTCTCCAGCACGGCCACCTTCCAACTGTTCTCCGGCCCGGCGTAGTTCTCCCGGAACTTCCGGGCGAACTCTTTCATGCCCTCGCTCTTCAGGCTCGGCACCGTCAGCACACCACCGGCGTGACAACCTTGGCCGAAGAAACGGGCGGCGAATCGCTCCAGCGCCAGCGACAGCCCCACGGCCTGCTTGGCCTGCTGAATGGGCGACAGCCCGGTGATGCCATCAATGGACAGGTTGGCCACGTGGAACACGTCGGCGGGTGACAGGGTTGCTGAATGACCATTCACGGTGGTCATGTACACCAGTTGGCCGGCGGGTGTGCGGACAGGTCGGGTGCGGTCGGCGCGCAGGGGCAACAGTGCAATGGGCCTGCCAAGCTCGTCACGCTCGATGAAGCTGTAGCAGTTGCCCCACAGCAGCAGCGCCACCAGCATCGTCTCGATGTAGGCGGGTGCTGTCTGATACTCGTTCGGCTCCAGCGCCAACAGGCGATAGACGGCGTGGTCGTACACCTTGGCCCCGTCGTCGCGCTGGTGAACATGCACGGGCAGCGCGGCGATGCCCTGGCTGATGACACTGACGCAGGCATATACCGCGCTCGCGGCCAGTGCGGTCATCTCGTTCACCGCCACGCCCGTGTCGTGGTATGCCCCGGTCGAAAAGATGCCTACTTGGTCCGGGACACTGGGCAGCGTCCGGGTTTCGGCACGGGGGCGGAAAAGTCTTTGCAGTAGTTTCATTCTCTCTCCACCTTCAAATCAGGATCGGCTCCGGGTTCTCTTCGTAATAGGAACTGCCGGCGGTGCTGCGGTCGTTCATCATCGCGAACAGCCCCATGGTGACGGCGACGGCCCCGTCGATCTTGCTCCGGCTGCGCTTCTTGCTGAGCGAATAGTTTTCGTTCTTGTCGATCTCCACCACGACGTTGGACAGGTGCCAGCGCATCACCGGGTGGCCCCCGTAATTGAACCTCTTGGCCTTTGTGAGTCTTTCCAGTTCCTTTGCGGGAATGTCCTGGCTAATCCAGCCCCCGCCCGTGGGCACGACGTCAAAGCCATCTTCCATCAGTTCGGTTTCAAGCTGCTGGCCCTGGAACTTTCGGTCGATGGCAAGGCGCTTGATTGGGTACACCTTGGCAAGCTCGCCGATCTCCTGCCGGATGGCCTGATAGTCCACCACGTTGCCGGGTGTGAGGCGGAACAGCTTCTGGCGTGCCCATGCTCGATAGCTGACGCGGTGTTTCTTCTCCAGCGCCGTGATGTTGTCCTCCGGCAACCAGAAGAAACTGAGCACGTCGACGCCATCGTCGTCCAGGTGCGGGAACAGCAACGCGAGCGCCGTGGTGTCATCCGTCGCGGACAGGTCCAGCCCTGCCCAGCATTCCCGGCCCTCAAGCTGTGCGGGGTCCAGGTCACTGGGGCAGTTGTCCAGGGCGTCCACTGACAACCATGCCCCGGCCACGCTCACCCACTGGTTAAGCCTGTAGCGCCGGAAGT